TTAGGGAGCTGGTTCCGTAAATCGAGGTCCACGAGACCACGCCTGCGAAGGCATGACCTCATGTACTCATCGATGCCCTTTTGTAAGAACCCGTTGAGCAATGGCTCAGACGCTATAGACCGCTTGGTCTTAAACGTCTTTGGCACAAAGTTGATGTTGTTATGCGTTACCAACTCCACCCGGCTCGCTACGTACGTCGCGAAAGCTTCGTAATCGTAGCAAACAGTCGTGCCCCCACCCGGGGACACCGCGCCGGCTTGCCTCAGGATGAGGTGCCGGTACTGTTCGTGTTTCCACAGAGCCAAAGTGGCGAGCGAGAGCGACATGCGAGTGGCGGTCCACTTACCTGCTAGGATCTTCCTAGCGAAGTTCGTGCGATCACCCGACACTCCTACGCTGGCTCCCGGGCCGAAGTTGCACTGGTCGAGTATAGCGTCGTAATCGGGTTTTACCCCGAGCACGCCTGCTATATAGCCCCGCATATGCCTTATGTATTCGGCATAGCGGAAGCCGTCTCCATTGCGGAGCGCGGCTGACCTTTGGTTCACCCTCTTGCAACGGTGTTCAGCGGCGAGGAATTTCTTCCAAGCCGTGTCTTCGGGGTTAAACCCCGGGACTTCACTGCTACTAAAGGGGAACTTCTTTACAAGTGCAACAAGCTGAGTTTTAAGGTACTGATCTAGTACCCCGGAGTACTGCTGTTCCTCCGCGAGCTCAGCGAGCTTCACAACGTGATCCCACCTCCTGGCGCGTACGCTTCCGCGTACTTGCTTAAAGATGGGGTCCGGACTGTAAAGCTCCGACCGGATGCAGAACTCTGTTAGGACCTTAGCGTAGACACGCATAGGGTCCGGGAGCTGAATCATTGCGATTTGCTTCCTCTTCATAACAGAGTCCAGCTTACGGGCGACTAGTTGACGAGAAGCGCGACGCGTAATCCACCCAAGATCTTATAGAGCGGACCCATTCTTCCATAGTGGAAGCACTAGATCCGCCCCACGGCGTAATGCCGCGAGAGCGAGGGGGGTACGGCACGCCATCGTCTACGTCTCCGTAGTGTGCAGAAAGTTCAAGCAAGTTGACGGGTAGACCGTACCTATTCAGTCCCGATCGTCGCCCGTAAAGGGCAACAAGCGGTATGACTAGGGGAAAGTCCTCCGTCTCGGGCTGCGAAAGAAGATGCAGCTCGAATCTTGCAGGGCTGACTCTACCAAACGACCGTGACCGCATTGCCAGAAGCGCGGCTCGAAGGGATCTCCCATCGAACACGCGCATACCGGTATTGACAGTCATAGACGCGAGGTTGAGTTTAAGCTCGAACACAGGGTTCGTTACTGAACGAGGCATTGTCATGTCTCCTAGGCTAACAGTAGCCCATTAATTGCACACAAGTAGGAACGAGGTACGGTATTGCATCCGTACCACGGCAGGTGGGGCATCAAACCCCACTGGCCCGGAAGCGAACTACATAGCAGGACTGTTGATCGTTGCAATGACTGAGGCCACCTGGGCGACAGAGGACCAAAGGTCCCCTCCGATCCAGGAAACCAAAGCCAGCAAAAGACCCACAGTCCAACGGTTGACTGGAACATGCATGTTCTAGCCCCCGATTACTGCGTAATGTCCGCTTTCCAGACCAAATCACTGCCGTTCGAGGCGATCAGAAAATCGCCA